TTATTACGTGGAACGATATAATACCAGGAGCAACAATGGTTTGGACACCAATCAAACCGTACTAAAATTATGGCATCAAGTTATTCAACAGATTTATCATTAGAGTTAGTCGCAACCGGTGAAAAAGCTGGTCTATGGGGTACAATTACAAACACTAATTTACAATTATTACAAACAGCAGTATCAGGTTATGTAGAAGTAACTTTAAGTTCAGGTACAACTACATTAAGTTTGGCTGACGGATCGTCGAGCGCGAATGGTAAAAACCTTTACATTAAAGTTGTAGGTACTTTATCTGGCAATGCAAGTTTAGCTATGCCTGCATCAACAACAGGTGGTAATGCAAACAGAGTATTTTTTGTAGAAGATGGAACTACTAGAGGTGGAGCTGGTGACAGTTACACTGTAACTTTACTTACAACAGGTCAAAGTGCATCTACACAAGTTCCTTTACCTGAAGGTGCAACAGCTTTAGTTTATTCTAGAGGTAGTGTTCCAGCAACATCATTAGGAATGCTTGACAAAGGATTTACAACAGTAACGGCTGCAAGTAAAACTGCATACACAGCAGTTCCAGGTGATCAAATAGGTGTAGACACAGTAGCTAATATTGTAACAATTACTTTACCTGCAGGAGCAGTCGGAGATGAAATAGTTGTTATGGATGTATCTGCATCAAATGGTTTTGCAACTAATAAATGTGTTGTAGCACCTAATGGATCAGAAAATATTCAAGGTGCAAACTCTTCAATAGATTTAACTACTAATAATCAATCAGTCACATTATTTTATACTGGGGCAAGTAAAGGCTGGCAGTTAAAAACTAATACAGCATAGGAGCTAAATAGATGGCTCTCACTCAAATCAAATTCGCACCTGGAGTTGATAAACAAGACACAAGTGTCGGCGCTATCGGACGGTGGACCGATTCTGATAATGTTAGATGGAGATATGGATTACCAGAAAAAGTTGGTGGTTGGCAATCATTACTTACAGATTCTATGGTTGGTGTTGCTAGAAAACAACATGCATTTGTAGACACAGAAGGTAATAGATATATTGCAATTGGCACAGATAAATTTTTACTTATATATTTTGAAGGACAGTTATTTGATATAACTCCCTTATCAACTACTATTTCAGCAGCTACATTTACTTTTAATGGCACAACTACTATTACCATTACAACATCAGCAGCACACAATTTAGAAGATGGTGATATTGTTTTATTAGACAGTGTAACTTTACCTGGAGGTACAGGATTAAACGCATCAGACTTTGAAGATAAATTATTTCAAGTTATAACAACTCCTACAGCAAACACTTTTACTATAACTTTTACAAGCGCAGGTTCTACAGCGTCTGGTGGTAGTGTAGATATAAAACCCTATGATAGAGTAGGCCCAGCTGCACAAACTTATGGATATGGTTTTGGTATTAGTCAATATGGTGGAACTGTACAAGGATCACAAACAACAACTTTAAACGGTGCACTTCTTGCAGATACAAATGGTACAGGTGGATCGGGGACCGCGGTTACAGTTGTAAGTACAACAGGATTTCCTGCTGCAGGTACAATTGCAATAGCCAATGAATTAATTACATACACATCAAAAAATGCTACACAATTTTTAGGTATCACTAGAGGTGCAAAAGGCACAGCAACTACTGGTACATCAAATGGTCAAGCTCATTCTACAGCAGAAACAGTAACTGATGCTACAGAATTTAGTGGATGGGGTGATGCAGTTGATGCAGGAACTATAACTCTTGAACCAGGTCTTTGGTCATTAAGTAATTTTGGTCAAGTATTAATTGCAACTATTGCAAATGGTAAAACATTTACATGGAACGCTGGAGATGCAGCAAGATTAAGTGTAAGAGCATCTACAACAACAACGGATTTTGTAACTACAGGAAACCCAACAGCTACAAGATCAACTCTTATATCACCAACAACAAGACACTTAATTCATTTTGGAACAGAAGTAACAATAGGATCTCCAACTACACAAGACGATATGTTTATAAGATTTTCTGAACAAGAAGATATAAATGATTATTCTATTCAAGCAACAAACACAGCAGGTTCTCAAAGACTTCAAGATGGTACAAAAATTATGGGAGCTTTAGTTGCTAAAGAAAATATTTTGATTTGGACTGATAATGCATTGTACACAATGAAATTTGTAGGTGCTCCATTTACATTTGGATTTGAACAAGTTGGTACAAACTGTGGATTGATTGGTAAGAACGCAGCGATTGAAATTGATGGTGTTGCTTACTGGATGGGAAGTAATGGTTTCTTCTCGTTCGATGGTACAGTAAATACATTACCTTGTTCTGTAGAAGATTTTGTTTACGATGATGCAGATACAACAAAAGGTCAACAAATCTGTGCAGGTATTAATAACTTGTTTACAGAAGTTACTTGGTGGTATCCAACACAAGGATCTGATTTTAATAATAGATATGTAGTTTATAATTATGGTGTAACTAATAATCCTTTACCTATGGGTAACTGGTATACAGGTACAAATACAAATTCTATAAGAACAACTTGGATTGATTCTTTAGTTTATCCAAAACCATACGCAACAGCTTACAATAGTTCAGGCACTGGTAGTTTTCCTGCAATCATAGGCGAAACAGGATTAGGTAGTAGCGTATTGTTTGAACACGAGTCGGGGACCGATCAAGTTAATCCAGATGGTAGTGTTACAACACTTACATCTTTTGTACAATCATATGATTTTTCTTTACAAACAGATCAAGGAGCAGCTGAATATTTTTTAGCTATGAGAAGATTTTTACCTAACTTTAAAATTTTACAAGGTAATGCAAATATTACAATATCAATAGCTGACTATCCAGCTGATCCTAATACTGCAACTACGTTAAGTCCTTTTGTAGTTAACTCTACCACAACTAAAGTTGACACTAGAGCAAGAGGCAGGTATGCAGCTATAAAAATAGAAAACACAGGTGTATCAGAATCGTGGAGATTCGGTACATTTCAAGCTGACTTACAACCAGATGGAAGAAGATAATGACAAAAGTAGTAGTAAGATTACCAGAACCTAAAAAAGAATATAGTGAAGATAACCAAAGACAAATTAACAGAGCATTGACTAATATTATAGAACAATTAAACTCTACATATTTAACACAACTTAAAGAGGACTCGGAAAGATATACGTGGTTCGGATTAGGATAAATGGCAAATATATATAAAAACCAAAAAAAAGATTTAACAACTAATACAGTTACAACTTTGTATTCTGTGCCTTCAAACTCTAGAGCTATTGTAAAATCTATATTAGTTTGTGATGATACAAATAATGGTAGTGATATTACAGTTGACTTATTTGATGGAGATCCAGCATCAGCTAACAAATTTACTATATTTAAAAATAAAGCTATAGCAGGTAATGCTACAGAACAATTATTAAGTGAGCCTTTAATAATGCAAGAAAGTGAAGTATTGCAAGTAACAGCAGCGGATGCTAATAGACTACATGTTGTAGCATCTATATTAGAAATTAACAGAGAGGATAAATAATGCCGTTTGTAGAAACAGAAGCTTCAGTTAGATATGAAACAATTAATGGTCAAAGAGTACCAGTAATTACACCTAAAACAGAAGTAACACTAACTAACACAGAAACAGGCCAAGAATATATGTCAGATGCCGAGGCTATGCAGGATGTACAAAACCCTAATACAGCTACTAAATCTGAACATATACGAAGGGATGTAAATGTGACTGTGGAAGAGATAAAGATAGGCGCTGGATTTAACATCAGCGATTGACGATTGAGAAAAAAACAAGTAAAATGCACGATACTGGCATATATACAAGACTTGCCTTCTTGCATTTCAACAATATAATATAAGGAACTATGGGATTTTTTTCTGGAATAAGACGTAGAATCAAAAAGATTATACCTAAAGAGATTAGGCCGGCTATACCATTTATAGCAGCAGCTATGATACCAGGAGCAGGTGTTGCTGGACTAGGTCCTGTTAAAAGTAAATTTTTAACTTCGGCAATTGCTAGAGGATTAAGTGATGACGAAGCAGATGTAAAAGATATTTTTAGAGCAGGTGCATTAGCAGCTGCCCCTACTGCGATAAGCGGTGGACTTGGAGACTTTGCACAAAAATATGGTGCTGTAGGAGATACAGCTGAAAAAGCTACTATGTTAACTAGAGCAGCAGATTTAGCAGGAAAAGCTAAAGAAGGTATTGAAGGAACAAGTGCATTAAAAACTGTAGGTGCACAATCAGCTGTAGATTTTGGAATGGAACAAGCAGAGTTAAACGAAAAAGCATTAGAACAATACAATGCAGATTTATTATCTAAAGGCATAAAAGATAAAGCTTCTAGAAGAAGTGCAATCTTTAATATCTTTAGTGGTGCTGGTTATGATGAAGACGAAGTAAATGCTATGCTAGATAAATACGGGTACGCGGACGGTGGTAGAGTTAATTTAAGAGAAGGCGGTGGTATGCTTGAAACAATGAAAAAATTAAAAGATGCAGGATTTTCTGATAAACAAATTTCAGAAATTTTATTATCTTCTAATAAAGAAGATGAAGAAGAAAAATTTAGTGCTAGTGAATTTAGTGATAACCTTACTTCAGGTATCAGTGGATTAGAAAAAGCATTTGGACAACCATTGGGCGGAAGGAGGCCTGAACCTATGAGAATAATACCAGGATTTGCGATGGGTGGAGATGTAGACGAAGTTATGGAAACAGAAGAAGAAATTATTACACCAGATTATCTGATGAAAGAAGAAGGTGTAGAGATTGGAGAACAAGTATCTAGTCCTAACGCTATGGATGAATTAAATTCATTATCTTTAGATATGTTTGGTAAACCAGTATTTGAATTAACAGAAGATGAGTTTGAAGCTCTTAAAGATTTAGCATCACAGCAAGCTTTAAAACCAGGTTTGATTGATGATTATAGAAACTACAAATATCAAATGGAAGAACAAGGTATCACACCTATGTCACCTAGAGATTATTTTAGAAGCGAATTTGGTGCAGCTAGATTAGGTGTTAAAAAAGGTGGTAAGGTAATTAAGATTATGCCACAAGGAGTTTTATTTAAAGGTAAAGCAAAAGACTATCCAGGTATCAAACAACTTATTAAAGATA